CAAAGGTAAGCTTATTCTTTCAACGAACAATGGCTCAGATTCCGACCCCCAACCGGCGTTGACCATTGATGATACCCAAGCTGCTGTTTTTGCGAGCACAGTGACAGCCACTGGTTTTACAATTGGCAGTGCCGTTATTAGTGAAGCAGAACTTGAGATTATCGACGGGGCTACGGTCACTACGACAGAATTGAATCTGTTGGACGGAAATACTTCTGTTGGTGGGTCGATTACAGTAGCAGACTCAGATGGGTTCATCGTGAATGACGGTGGTACAATGAAGACCATCCCCGCATCAGACCTTAAAACTTATGCCGGCGGTGGTGGTGGAACTGCTGCTGACGATTCAAATCTTATTCTGCACATGCAGGTTTTTGCGTAGGAGTTCACAATGGCAACAATTTCGAGAAATAAACTAAGCGGCAGCACAGACGGTCGACCTTTAGCTTTAGCTGTTGATTCCGGAACGTTCACAACTGTTCACACCGTGACGAGTGTTGCTGCAGACTTTGAAGAGGTTTGGATCTGGCTGTCGAACATCAACACCACTCAAGAAATTGTTACGATTGCGATAGGCGGCACGTCGGACGGTGACAAAATCATAGTCAAGGTTCCTGCTGAGTCTACGGTTCTCGCTGTACCTGGATGGACTATCAAGGGCAACAACTCGACGGCTGTTGTAATTACTGCAGCAAGCACCACAGCCAACAAGGTCAACGCGACTGGATACATTAACCTCATTGATGCTGCTTGATTATGAATAGACGTGGACGCATACCAGGACCAATACAAAAAAATCTAAGTGTTGGTAATCTCGATAATCTACAAAACGACAATATTAGTCGTTGGATCTCTCTTGATCCTACGTCTTCTGGGTGGACGGGCGCTGACCCTGGTTCAACAGGCACTGTGAACGCGCTGACCACCAGTGGTGATGGTGTCAGAGTTCAACTGGAGTTGGACAACAATGCAGAAAGATGGAACCAATCAAGCCAAAACGGGAAACGATACTATAGAAAAATTGAAGGACCAAACGGCGCTCTTACTTTTGCTGATAAATTTAGTATTGAGTTTTTGGTTTGGCGACATGCTGTAGGGGCTAACAGCGGCAGTGGTAACCAAGATGGATCGGGTGTTGTTGTTGGTATCGCTGACGCATCATGCACAACCGATACAAGTGATGTAGAGTGGATTGGAGTGGGCTGCTACAATAACATTGCATCTAATGAAGCCGTTCGAGTGCAAACTGGTGGTGATACCGCGATCACCACAGAAACTGAAGCAAACTGTCGTCGAGTGTATTGTTGGATCGGGCCAGCCATTGATGATGGTGACGCAGACGGAAACCCGATGATTCACAAAACAGCGGTGTATAATCTTGATGCAAACAATCGCGTTTTAGATTCAGCCGACCCCACAAAACAAGTACACGAATATGTTGGTACTGATCCGGTGTATGTATTTTTCTGCCCCACATTTTATAGTGGTAGTGCTCCAGGCGGGGCTACTGATACAGATACAACTTGGAAAATATGGTACCGGGTAAACTTCGCACCTGATGGGTTTTTGCCTACATACGTTGCTGGAGATAGCCCTTCTACTGGATGATACAAAGGAGACACCATGGAAACTTTAAAAACTAAACTCTCATCACGTAAATTTTGGGCTGCATTTCTCGGGGCGCTTTTGCCTCCGGTACTCGCATTCTTGGGTGAAGACATTGCACTTGGCGAAGCACTTAAGCTTTCTGCTGGAATTTGCGTTTCTTATATCCTCGGTCAAGGTTATGTTGATGCAGCCGAAAAGAAAGCTATAGCTGCAAATTCTGAAGAGTAGGTATCAATAATAGCGTTGACCGAAACCACAGAGGAATAATATGAGCGCACAACTAAAAACCGCAAAACTTGATAGTTCAGTAATTAAAAACAGGATTATCGAAGATACTCAGTTGGGTCCGACTGCAATTGTCGATGTTGTGCAGGGCTCTGGAACTCTGTATGCGATCGAAATTGATGCTTCGGCCGCAAACGTTCACCAGTATCTTAAGTTGAAGCTGACAACGAGTGATGTGACGGTTGGAACGACGGAGCCTGACATCGTAATTATGTGTGCGGCTCAGAAAAAGTTTACGCATTGTATTCCTGCAGGACTGTCGTTTACTTCTCTCAGCGCATGGTTGACAACATCGCAAGCAGTGACAGCTACTACGAACTCTGAGAATGCTGCACAGAGATACACAATTGCTCGATTTATTACTATTTAGGAGTAAATAATGGCCGTAACTTCTACCGCGACGATTCCTCAAAGGCTTGCTGAGACTCTGGTTGTTGACACAACCGCATCTGTGACGCCCGCTAATGACGTATTTTCAGGCGTCACACTAGCGAGTAAAATATACGTTTTTAAGATTGATAATAGTGGGGTAAACGGAATTTCCTACTTTAAAGGTCAAATTGCGTCTACTTACAGCGATCAAAATCCACCAGACATTCGACTATATGCACCGGCAAACAGTGTTGTTGAGTACACGTTTCCATCAGGTTGGCCCGCGAATGAATTAACTGGGAGCGACAAATTTAGTTTTATCGGAACTTCGACGGCTGCAAGTACGGGAACACAAGTTGACCCATTAAACGGATCTCTCAAAGTAACCCTTCTCGGGGGTACTTGAATTGTGGCGGCTGTTATCACAAGTACCGGGTTTCAAAATGCTGTGGATTACAAAATAATCCAGTGCACTGGTATTGATGACACAACAACACAAACCAATCTGGCGCTGACTTCAGGCACACTTCATGCTGTGATTATCGATTCTGCGAACTCGTCGGATAACGTGAGTGTCCATATCTTAGATACCGCAGACACGTCAGTTACTCAGCTTGCTGTTAAAGGAAAAGCTTCATCGACTAAAACGATAACCATTCCAGGCGGTTACCCTTTCACTGAGTTAAAGTTTTGGGTCAGTAAGTTAAGCACTGCAGCGGACACTACTGCCTTTGCAGGAAATGTAAGTCTTACATTTGTGTGTGGGTGAACACTTATGGCGGTAACAAAAACAAGTACGATTACTTCCCTTGCCGGAAATTTGATTGTCGATTTTGCGTGTAACAGTGTGACGAACAACATTACGGGAAATTCTTCGGGTACATTTTTTCTCGTCGATGTCGACAACACAGCAAATGCTACAACGTTTGCATATGTAAAGATAAGGGATGCTTCGAGCGCAGATCCGACACACGCTACAAACGGGATACCTACGTGGCAGTTTGTTGCTCCGCCAGGAACGAAAACTTCATACGCTTTTCCTGATGGTCAAGATTATTCTGCGGGTTTGAGTATGTGGTGTACGTCAAACCCCGCGCACCAGAACAATACGGCGCCCGGCTCTTCTGTTGTCGTTAAAATAATTTCATCTTAGGAAAAGGAATGTCACGCATGGAACCTGTAACTCTGACAACTGTGACTGTTCTCGCGGCTTTGGGGGTGGGCTTTGGTGCTGGTTGGGGTCTCAAGCCCGACGCAGGCGTCAAAGCGATCGAGGCGCAAACAGAAGCAATTAAAGAGTTGAACCACGGCAACGAAGCCCTTGTAACCAAAGTACAAGAGGTTGCTGTGGAAGATGCTAAAAGAGAGTCTGCGATTGCAGATAAACTGACGGACATGCCACCTCCCTGTATTACAGAGGTTGGTGGAGACCCCATGTCCCTTCAGTGTATGTGGGCTTTGTGTATTCGAACCGGTGAAACAGATAAGCAACGTTGTGAGCCGTCTAAGTTGACGGATAAGCTACTCGGGTCTTATAGTTGTAATGAGTCTGAGTGATTGGAGTTATCGTGGATATCAAAGATATGGTGGTGCCTGGAATTACTTTGGTGTTTGCTACCGGGATTGCGTTTGCATCTTTTGAGTCTGCCGCTCAAGATGTCGATGAACTCGGCACGCGTGTCAGTGCCCTCGAAAATAAGAAAGCGGTAAGTGTAGGGAAGCAGGAAGTTGTTGACGTTAAAATTGAAGGCGTGGAAAAACGTCTTGATAAGATGGAAGAACTTATGGCCAAAATGCTTGAGGTTCAGCAACGGCAAGCGATTAACCAAGCCAAGATTTGTGCCGCCACCAACGCAGAATGTAGTCCATAATATGCGCCCATTTCTTTTAGATTATGTCGAATCTCTTGGTCACACTGTATTTGAGTCCGGTGAGTACAACCTGAACATCATCGGTATTCGAAGTCGTGATCACCAGGCCAACAGTTTCGACGACCGCATCTGTGTTGTGTTTCGGGACGAGCAAGGCTGGATTACCCGTACTTGGGAATGCACAACTGAGCCCGGTAAATACTGGCTTGAAAACCCCTCTCGCGTAGAAGGAACTGCTATCCTTGTACCTGGACAATATCGATCTGTTTGGAAGATTGATAAGCACCAGGGGAAGTACGATGCGCTCTGTCAGAGGAACGGTACGGTCAAAACTTACCGTGATAGCAATAAAGACGACGTTGTTGACCTTGACGTACAGTCTATTACTGAAGGCTATTATGGAATCAATATCCACAAAGCGGGCTCAGCGTCGACGCAGGTAGACAAGTGGTCTGCTGGTTGTCAGGTATTCAGCCACAGTAAAGACTTTGAAGAGTTTATGTCTATCTGCTACGCGGCCAGGGAGAAGTGGGGCAATAGCTTCAGCTATACACTGATCGACGAACCGGAGTTTTAATGGAGGCCCTGGTAGACACATTGCTATCAGGGGGGCACTTAGGCGTTTTCGCAGCGTTTTTGGTGTATCAGTTTATGGCCATGCAAAAGCGTCTTGATAAGCTTGTAGAAGGCTTTCAAGAACAACTGGATGAGATCCGCAAAGAGTATGAGGCTCGGTCTGAAAAGATGCGTGAGCGTTACGATCGAGTGATTGAAGAGTACCGACATACAAATGACAGTCAATCCAAAGACTTTTTGATTACTCGCACCAAGGTACACAACGACATTGTCGCTAAGCTTGATCGGTTGTTGGAAAAGAAATAACCCATCCAAGTCGTGACTCTCAGATGGGTTTAGTTTCAATCCACGAGTTTTAGCTTAGGTTCAGACCATCCAAACCTAAAGTGAACAACACCAATAAAGGTGGATCACCTATGGGCTAACCAATAATCGTCTATCTGTAAACAAACCCCCCACCCGGTGTGAATCGCCCATGCCATCCCCCAGGAAAGAAACGCAACGACATGGGTGGGGGGCCGTTGTAGATTATTACTTCTTCGCCATTGCAGCTTGCTGAAGCGCCATTTCCTCGCCCGCTAAAGTTCCATCGTCAGGCTTAACGGCACCAGCCATTTCACGGGGTGATTTTCCAGGTTCCTCTGGTGCGCTTGGCTTAGCCTTCGGCTTGGCTCCGCTCTCAGACAACTCATCAAAAATTGCCTCGTGTGCCGGGTGCCCAAGCTTTAATGTAACGCCAACACCGCGATCTTTTGGTGCTTTAAGGATTTTAATCTCACCACCAGGCATGACCTCATATTCGTACCCGCCCGCACCTTCGTAGATACCACTTGCCAACTTCATACTTGCGCTTGTAATCGGATCATCAAACCCTGTTCCTGGTGCGCCGATGCGCGGAATCGAGTCATCAAACTCCGCTGAACCCGGCTCACCGGGTTTTTTCCCGCGTGTTGGTAGTGGGCCTGGAATTCCAGACGGAGTATAAGTAGAACCCCCTGCCGTTGTAAGTGGGCTAAACGAATCAAGCATTTGTTGATCTTGTTGTTTTTGGTTCCGCGCCTCAGTCTTCATTTGATGAATCATTTCGCGTGGATCACGCATGTCACCTTCGGGGTTCATATCAAAATCGGCCATTTCAATCTCCTATTTCTTTGTCGGGGCGGGAACGCCTTGAGTTGGGGCGATAGCGTCGTT